AATCGCAAATAGGTTTCCGGGCCTTCCACGGGTCGGGTGCTGATTTTGATCGTTTAGACCCCGCCAAAATTGGAAGTGGGGTCGGGGAAGCTGGGTTCGGACACGGATTTCATTTCACAACAGATATTGATGAGGCAAGGTTCTTTGCGGTTGATGCTGGCGGGGCTGGCCGATTTGTTTATCGCGCGCAAATAGAAATCGCTGATGATGAGGCAGTTAATCTAAGCGCGAGTTTGCGCGAACAATCGACGCTGGTCAAAAGCGGTATCTCGCGATTGGCCCAGCGGCTATCGATTGATGCGGCCGAAAATCGCGTAGCGAAAGAATTTTACGACGATGTTGTCAGCGCTGCCGGTTCTGAGAAGGCTGCGACCGATACGCTGGCGGCAGAGGGTATCAGAGCTAACAAATATGAGTATCCGCAGGGCTCTGGTAGGTTTCATTGGGTAGTGTTCTCTGCTGATGACATTAAGATCACCCACAAGAACGGTAAGCCAGTTACGCCTGCGGCGCGGCAGGAGTTAATCGGTGGGGTAACCTCTGCCGGTGCCGCTGCCGCCGATACCCGAACGCTGGAACTCGAATCCTCCGGCCTGGGCTTCACGGCGCCGATCTCGCCGACGCGGTTCATTCTTTCATCCGAGAGCGTCGAGGCCCGCCGTATCGTGGCCGACACCGCGGAGACGCCCTATCGGTTCAAGAACGACGAAGGACCGAACGGCCCAGCACTGGACCGCATCGCACGGCAGCAGATCACCGGGACGCGGGTCGAGGTCGGCGACGCACTCACGCGGCTGTTCTCGGAATATCGCTTCGGCGACGTCGAGCAGCGGATGCCGCGGCTCAAAGCGCGTTTCGAGGACTTCACCGGCCGCGCGCCGGATCGTCTGTCATTCGAAGACTTCAAGAAAGAGGTCTCGCGCGCGCTGCAGGAAGGCGACGTGCACGAAATCCCGCAGGTGCAGCAGGCCGCGCAGATCATTCGCCAGAAGGTGTTCGATCCGTGGAAGGAACGCGCCATCGCGGCCGGGCTGCTGCCGGAGGGCGTCGACGTCAAGACCGCCGCTTCCTACTTCCAGCGCGTCTACAACAAGGAACGCATCCGAGCCGAGCGGCCGTTCTTCGTCAACAAGGTCACGGACTGGCTCAAGTCCGACCAGATCACCAAGGCGGCGGCGAAGGAACGCATGACGGCCTATAGCGGCGCGCTCGCTGTTGCCGAGGAGCAGATCGCAAAACTTACGTCCGAGATTGCCACGGCACGCGCTGGCTTGGAGCGCGTGGAAATCAGGGCGGATGAGGCTGGCGCCGGAACACGAGCCGTGCTTGAGCCGGATGTGCGCCGCCGCACCAATACATTGGCTGATCAGGCATCTGGGCGAGAGGCCAAGATCGCCGCTCTTGAATTGCGGCTTGCACGCGAGATCGACAACGCGACCGAGATGCGCTCGAAGATCGAGGCCGAAATTGCAGCATGGCAAGGTACGTCAGTCTCGGATGCCAAGGCGGCAATGAAGGCTCGCCAAAAGGCTGAGGACGACCGCATCGCCAGAGCCACCGAGAAAGGCGAGCCAGCGCCGACTAAACGACTTGAGAGTGCCGACGCTGCGATTGACCGCGCCGTCAAACGCATTCTGGAAAGCGACCGCGATCTGTCGGACGCCGAACTCCGCGACCGCGCGCACGAGATCACCGGCCGCATCCTGTCGTCGCCCGACGGCCGGCTGCCTTACGACGTTCCGACGGGCGGCCCGGAAATCGGCTGGAAGGGCGGCAGCAGGGAGCCGCCGCGCGGCCCGCTGGCTGGGCGGCAGTTCAACATCCCCGACGCCGTGATCCGCGATTTCCTCGAGGACGATGTCGAGACCGTGGTTGCGATGCACCTGCGGACCATCGTCCCGGACGTGCTGCTCACCGAGCGGTTCGGCGACGTCAACATGACCGAGGCATTCAAGAAGATCGCCGACGACTATGCACGGCTCACCGACGCGGCAACGTCGAACAAGCAGCGCACCGCGCTTGCCAAGGAGCACGACGCTGTCGTTGCCCGGCTGGCAGGCATCCGCGACCGTATCCGTGGTGTGTTCGGCTGGCGTGAGGACATGCGCAACATGGCCCGCGTCGCTGCCGGCGCCAAGGTCATCAATAACCTCGCCAGCATGGGCGTCTCGGCCATCTCGTCGCTGCCGGACATGGCTGGTGTGGTGCTGCGCTACGGGCTCACGAACGCCTTCCGCGACGGCTGGAACCCGTATTTCAGCTATCTCGCCGGCAAGAACGAGGGCTGGGCGCAATTCAAGTCGCAGATGCGCGCACTTGGTATCGGGATCGAGACCGCGATCAACGCACGCCAGAACGCCCTCGACGATGTCACCGATGTCTACCGCCCCGGCTCGCGCTTCGAGCGCGGCCTGCAGGCTGTCAACGACAGGTTCTTCATCGCCAACATGCTGGCGCCACTCACCGACATACAGAAAACCGTCGCCGCCCATGTGGCGGTGTCCGAGATTCTGCGGGCGTCGAAGGCCGCTGCCGAGGGCAAGGCCACCAAGAAACAGCTCGGCAACCTCGCCGAGAGCGGGATCGATCAGCAGATGGCCGGCCGCATCTGGCAGCAGTTTCAGACCGGCGGCGAGGTCGTCGACGGCGTGCACCTGCCGAACACCAAGGACTGGACCGACCGCGCGGCATCCGATGCACTCGAAGCCGCCGTCGGCCGGGAAGTCGACATCGTCGTCGTGACGCCCGGGCAGGAAAAGGCGCTCTGGATGAGCCAGCCAGTCCTGTCGCTATTGGGCCAGTTCAAGAGCTTCACCGCAGCATCAACCGAGCGCGTGCTGGTCGCCAACCTGATGCGCCGCGACGCCCATGCCCTCAACGGCGTGATGGCGGCGGTGGCGCTGGGTATGCTGTCCTATAAGCTCAACTCGTTCTTTGGCGGGCAGGAGACCAGCAAGCGGCCGGCCGATTGGGTTAAGGAGGGGATCAGCCGCGGCGGCCTTTTGGGATGGTTCGAAGAAGGTAATGCAATGGCCTCCAAGATGACCCGCGGCGGGGTCGACGTCTACCGCATGATCGGCGCCGACAAGCCGCTGTCGCGCTTCGCCTCGCGCTCCACGCTCGACATGCTGCTGGGGCCGACCGCCTCCAAGATCGAGGGGCTGTCGAAGGTCACTGGCGCCGCGGCCGCGCGGGACTGGACGGCGGCAGACACCACGGCGATGCGCCGGTTGATGGCCTTCCAGAATCTTTTCTGGCTCAGGGGCGCGATCAACCAGGCCGAGGGCGGGTTCAACTCGATGCTGGGCGTCCCGCCGCGGGCTGAGCCGGAGCAGCGGCGATAGCGCTACGGTGCGTTGCGATGGCGGTCTGCCGCCCGCATCGTCCGCGCCATGGCGACCGAGCTCGACGTCGAATTCCGGCTTGACGAGACGCTGACCATCAACTGCGCCTGCAAGGATCCCGACGGCGAGGCGATGAACCTCACGGGGCTTACGGGCGCCAGCATCCGGTGGGGAATCTCGACCGAGGCCGGCAAGGCAGCCGGCACGCGGCTGGTCACTCTGACGGAAGGGGCTGGCATCACCGTGGTCTCGGCCGTGGCCGGCACGGTAACCGTCCGCCTCGCTCCGGCGAGCCAGGACGCGCTCAACGCGCCCGGCCGCTACTTCCACGAATTCCAGGTCGTGCACGGCACCCACGGCACGTCGATCCAGTTCGCCGGCAAGGCCAAGGTGCTGGAATCGATCTTCATGACGGAGGCGTGAGTGAGCATCTATGACGTCACTGAGGACGCCATCCTCAACCTGATCTTTTCGGCGACGGCATGGGCGAACTACGCCGACAACGCCGCGGCATCTCCGCAGACCAACATCCATTGCGCATTGCACACCGCCGACCCGACCGACTCCGGAAACCTGTCATCGTCGGAGGCTGCCTACACCTCCTACGCCCGGGTGAACGTCGCGCGCTCGACCGGCTGGGCCGCGTCATCCGGCGGCTCGGTGTCGCCGGCAGCCAATATCGACTTCCCGACCGGCACCGGCGGCTCCGGCACCGCCACGCACTGGTCGACCGGTAAGACCGGCGGCGGCGCGGCGGCAGGTCTATGGAGCGGAGCGGTCAGCCCAAACATAGTGACCGGAAACGGAATCACGCCGCGTTTGACCACGGCCAGCACAATCACCCTTGCGGCTCATTGGCTGCCGTCAGTCGCCGCAGCTTGGTTCCTGATCCGATCACTGTTCTGATGACACACGCAGCCGAACTCCGCCGCTGCCTCGAGGATTGCGATGTTGTCGCGATCCGGCGGCTGTGGGTGCACATCTCGCCGCATCTGCCGCAACCGAAGGATGACGCCGCCGCGCTGGTCGCGATCCACCATGCGCGCACGCAGATGAAGTCGATGTCGATCAGACTGCGGGCGTACTCGCACCGCTGGCTGCTCGACCACGGCTATCCGTCAGGCCTGCCAGATGCGCTCAAGCCGCGCGCCGAGCGGATGTATCCGCAGATCGCCGAGGGCGTCGGCATCTGCGTGCACACGTCGCGGATGTTGCGGCCGGTAGGGCTGATGATCCGCGGCGCCATGTCGGACGCGGTGATGGATGTCTACGCGCATGAGCGCAGCCCTGACCCGGCATTCGTGCGCGCTCGGATGCAGGAGGCGCGCGAGAGTGTCGGCAAGGCGGTGCGCGAGATGGTCGGCGACCTGACAGGCAGGGGCGCCTGATGGCCGTGACCTCGAATCTCGTCCATGAGACGTCAACCGGCACCGGCACCGGCAACATTGACCTCGTCAATGTAAACGGCAAGCAGTCATTCAACAGCGCATTCAGCACCGGAGGGACGAACGTATTCTATTATTTCATCTCAAACCGCGATGTCACGCCGACGGAATGGGAAGTTGG